TGGTGCCGGTGGGTTTAGAACTGGCACATCTTTTATTTTGCCTTCATCTGTTACTATTACAGTTGGCGCTGGCGCTGCAAGGGTTACTACTGGAGTTCAACAGCAAGAAGCCAACGGTTTTGATTCGGTATTTTCAACAATAACCGCAACAGGTGGTGGTGGCGGTGCTAGTTTCTCTAATTTAAAGGGCACCAACTACAACGGAAAAGCAGGCGGTTCGGGGGGTGGTGGTGGTGGTGCAGATGTCTCCCCTGTAAATGCTGGCGGCGCAGGGGATACTCCATCAACTTCACCATCTCAAGGAAACAACGGTGGCAGCGGAACGTTCAATGGCTCTTTCAATGCTGGTGGCGGTGGTGGCGGCGCAACTGCCGCTGGTGCAAACGGTACAAACCCATCAACGGCTGGCGCTGGTGGTGCGGGCACGGCTTCTTCTTATTCGGGTTCATCTGTAACTTATGCAGGTGGTGGCGGTGTTGGCGGCAATGGTACTGGCGCAACAGGTGGTGCTGGTGGCGGTGGTGCTGGTGGCACGAACGGTGTTGGAACTGCTGGCGCTGCAAATACAGGTGGTGGTGGCGGTGGTGGCGGCGGTTCAAACAACGGTTCAAATGGTGGCTCGGGCATTGTCATCATCCGTTATGTCGGACCACAAGCTGCCGATGGCGGCACAGTTACCTCATCCGGCGGTTACACCATCCACACATTTACATCATCCGGCGATTTTAGGGTGTTCTAATGGCGCACTTTGCAGAGATTGACGAAAACAACAAGGTAATCAGAGTTATCGTCGCTGACGATGTTGAATGGTGCGAAACTCGTCTCGGCGGTAATTGGGTGCAAACCTCTTACAACACTCAAGGCGGTCAGCATCCCGAAGGCCGTCCACTCCATAAGAATTACGCTGGCATCGGTTACGAGTGGGATGGCGTTGGTTTTTCAGCTCCTCAGCCTTATCCATCTTGGACAAAAAATTTAGATACTTATCTTTGGGAACCGCCAAAGCCTTATCCGGCTGATGGCGAGTTTTATATATGGGATGAGGAATTAGGAGATTGGGTTGAAGCCCCGGCTTTGTAAAGCTGGCGTTCAACTCCGCGAACAAATTGACGACGATTATTCTCGCAGGGACCGTCGCAGCGATGGCTGGGTGGCTGATTCTCGTCACCTTGCGGCGGGTAATTCTGACCATATTCCAGAGCCTCGAAGCGGAATCGTTCGAGCAATAGATATCGATGCGGATCTAAATGCTCACAAAGAAGAAGCGCATTATTTGGCCGACAAGATACGCAAGTGCGCCAAGCGCGGGGACCGGCGCATTTCGTACGTTATCTATGATGGCCGTATTGCGTCGCGTATCCTCAAATGGAAGTGGCGCAAATACAGAGGCCCAAATCCTCATAAGTCCCACATCCATATCAGCTTTACCAAGCGCGGAGATTCCGACGGATCTTGGTTTGACCTCGAAAGAGAGCGGTAAATGAAAGAACTTAAATTGGTCGCGGAAACTTGGCTCAAGACTTTTATCGCAGCTGCTCTAGCCACTTATCTTTCGGTCGGCCTTGATCCCGAGACGATTCTCAATGCAGCGGTGGCAGCCACAATCCCGGGAATCATTAACTGGCTTAACCCTGCCTATGAGCGGTACGGGAAGAAAAAGTGAGCCCGGAGCAAATCGCTACCTTTGTCGCCTCGCTACTTGGCTCGATTGGCCTTCTAATCGCTGGCCTTCGATACATCATCAAGCTCGAGAACACTCCAATCTTGCTTAGGCTTGAAAAGATGGAGAGTCAATTAGAATTAGCCCTCGAAAGGGGACTAAGTGCCAAAGCCAAAGCCAAAGCGCGTCGCTAAGAAGGTCGTTCGTAAGCGTCGCACCGTCAAGGAGCCAATCCTTACAAAGCTTGATTTTTGGGCAATAGCAGCTAAAGAAGTGTATGACGCTTGCCGTCGCTCCGGGATGGATGAAGGCACAGCTCTCGCTTTCGCAATGGATCGCAGCTCTTACCCTGACTGGATTATCGATCCGGCTGACCCAATCAAGAATCCCCTCGATGACTTCGATGAGGATGACGATTGACCTACCTCCGGGAAGTCGAGCTATTTGAGGCGCTGAAGGGGTTATACCCGGACCTAACGCCTCTCTCGGCAACCGACCGGGCTGACGGTATAACCAGCGATGCCTACGTCGAGCTTAAATGCCGCAGGACGCATTACCCGACCTTGATGATTGAGCGCAAGAAGTGGGATTACTTAGCCGAAATAAGGGCTAGGACGGGCGCTAGGACGCTTTACATCAATGCAACCCCTTCCGGTATCTACCAATTCGACTTAGGGGCTCTAAAGGCCCCTGAGTGGCTTTTACAGGTATTGCCCACAAAGACCGATTTCGCTGGATCAGTACAGGCGGAGAAATGGGTCGGATATTTGGACATTAAAGATAGCGAGTTGCTGCTGGTCTAAATCGCATTACCGGGTATAGCCTTATCCCTAAATCGCATTAACCGATGCGAGGAAAGGGAGCAAATGTCAAATAAACCGGCAGTAATCCGCTTTGATTCTCAAGCGGGCGCTTGGACCGATGGCACTAATTGGGTTAAGGGCTCAATCATCCGTCGATTCGCTCGAGAGAAGATGGGCAAAAAGCAGCTGAGAGGCCGCCTTTCAAGGGCCGAGATTTCAGCTTATTTTCTAGACACCTATGGGGTGAGCGCCGATGTTGCCTGAATTGGGTTATTTAATCGTCGGTGCGTTCTTCGCCGCTGCATTGGTCGAGATGTATCTCGAAAAGAAATCAGATGAATCATTCCGCGCTGGATACAAGAGAGGACTAGAGGATGGAAAACGAGTCCGAGTGGAGTTGCGGTGACTGGATTGAGAACGCTCGAGATACCCTCGAAAACCGGGGCCTCGAGTATGGTGATCCGCGATACAACCTATTACGAATTTACAAAATCGCAAAACTGCTCGGTGTTCAGCTCAGAGACCCATCTGACTTGGCATTGGTGTTTATCGCGACCAAGCTCAGCCGATATTTGGAAAGTCCGGGACGGTCGGATTCGATTATCGATCTCATTGGATACGCCGCTATCTTGGGTGTCACTACCTCAGTCGATGATTGGGATGACATTGAGCCTTACTAGAAACCATAACAATCGCCAATGGTGTGATTACTGCAAAGGCCGATGGGGTCAGAACAAGAACGGTGAGTGGCACCCACTCGCTCAATCCCCGGCCTTTTGGAAAGTCGAATCCACCTCGCCATCGCGTAGAGGCCAAGTGCGCTTCTATTGCCAGCCCTGCTCCTATGAATTACAGAATTGGGACTCGGGCTTTTATTCGCTCAAAGAGCAACTATTAACAGCACTTAATGAAACAGCAGCAGAAAGGGCCATCAATGTCGAATTACCTCGATGATTATGTAGGAGTGCAAGACCGTCTCAAGCAGTTCATCAATCAATTCCCCGATTACCGGATCAAGACTCACGTCTTGGAAGAATCGTTAGTAAAGGAGTGCGATGTTTATATCGTCAAGGTTGAGTTATATCGGACTGAGGCTGATGCTAATCCTTGGACGACTGGTCTATCGTCTGAATCAAAGACGAAACAGTACGCTTTGGAACTAGCGGAGACGGGAGCTCTCGGGCGCAGCTTAAACCTCGCAGGATTTAGCGCCAAGCCAAACAATAATCAATCTCATCAAAAGCCAATTCAAACAACTTCGCCAAAACTAGCTGAATTCGTCCAGCAACAGCGTCCGAATGATCCCGAGCCATTTGTTTGGGATGTGAGCGAGATGGTCAAAGAGTTAGGCGCTGAAATAGTTGATGAAGTGCCGCTTTGCAATCACGGTCCGATGATCCTTAAGCAAGGGGTCAAAGAGGGCAATGAATATCGAGGCTGGGTTTGCGGATCGAGGAACCGGGATGAGCAATGTCCGGCCCGCTGGATGAAAATTGGATCTGATGGCAAGTGGGAATTTAAGAAGTGAACCTAGACGCACATCCGTTCAAGTGCGTCCGGTGCAAGGGCATTAAAGTCCATAGGCTGATCAAGACCTATGACTGCCCCGATGTGCCGGATAGCCCTAGCGAAGTGTGGCTGGACGAGTGCCAAAGCTGCTTTGAACAGCGGATTATTTATCCAGATGAACGGGTAGCCAATCGAGAGGATGACATCACTCGTTGCGAGCA